TTATAGTGAGAAGTGAAACAGATTTAAAGAACCAAGTTCAACGCGCTCAACGTGCAGAGCAGTTACTTAATGACCCGATGATTCAAGAGTTTATTGTCTCTTTACGTGGTGACTTACTTAACAAGTTTGAAAGCACAGAATTAAGCAGCGAGGCCGAAAGGTTATCAGCATACAACCAAGGGCAAGTATTAAAACTATTCTTAGATAAGTTCACAAGAGCTATCAAAGAGGGTAAAGATGCTAGGTCAATGTTAGAACAGGCAAAGCATACACTTAGGAATATTATTTAACTTAACCGTCAATAACCGTAAGGACTGACAAAATGCAAACAATAGAAAAAGAATATTTAGAAATTAGAAAGCAAGCTAGGAGTGATCAGGAATCAATCATTGAACAACCTGAAAATACTGAGGCTGTCGATGTGTCGAAAGACGCACCAATTGAAGAGGTAATAACCGAAGAGGCGAAAGTTGATGAGGAAGTTGCAGCGGAGATTGAAGAACCAGCAGAAACGGAAATTGCACAAGCTACAGACGAAAACGAGAGCGAGGATCTTTACGTTGAATACCAAGGGCGTGAAATAAATCTCAAAGACGTTTACGAGACAGAGCAAGGGCAACTAAGGCAAGCTGATTATACTCGTAAAACACAAGAACATGCCGAAGATGTGAAAATATTTAAGGCAGATGTTGAAGAATTTAAAGGTAAGCAATCTAAGTTTGATAGCCACATAGCAACACTTGAGGCGATGATAAGCGAAGAGTCTTTAAATGATGAGGCGCTTGTTGAATTACGAGAGTACGAACCGGAAAAGTACATTGAATACACTGAGAAGTTAGCTAAACGTAAAAAGTTTGTTAGTGACAATAAAGTAAAGCCTGAAACAAAGGTTAGCTTTAACGTTAACGATGAGCGACAAAAGTTATGGAGTGCTAACCCTTTATGGGGTGCGGCAGATAAACCAACCAAAGCTTACGCGTCTGATATGAAGCTTTTAGAAAGCTACGCTAAAGACAACGGTTACAGTGATTTCTCAAATTTTAAAGCGAATGATTTTCAGACGATGTTAAACGCATCCAAGTATCTAGCATTAAACAATAAGAATGCTGCTATTGAAAAGAAAGTTAGACTTGCTCCGGTTACGACTAAACCAAGGGCGAAAGCCAACAACGGCATACAAAGTGAGATTGATGTAGTTCAGAAGCGGTTTAACAAGACCGGATCTGATAAAGATTTCTTGCAATTACGTAGGCTACAACGACAACTAAAGTAAGGTAAATTATCATGACTACTCCAGCAGATTCGGTAAGCACATACGATGCTATCGGCAACAGAGAAGATTTAATCAATAACATTTATAACATCGCGCCAACAGCTACCCCTTTTATTAGTGGTATTTCTCGCGGCCCAGCTAACGCAACAAATCACGAGTGGCAAACTCAAGATTTAGCCGCAGCCGATGACACTAACGCACAAATCGAGGGTAACGATGCGACTACAACCGCACCGACTCCTTCGGTTCGTTTAGGTAATCAGACCCAAATATCTGATAAAGTTCCTCAAGTAACACGTACACAGCGCCAAGTAGAAAGTGCTGGCCGTGGTGATGAGATGGACTATCAAATCATGCTTAAGACTAAAGAGCTTAAGCGAGATATGGAAAAAGTTATCTTAGCTAACAAGTCAAAAGTTGCAGGTTCAACAGCAGCCGCACGTATTTGTGCTGGTGTTGAGTCATGGCTAGCAACCAACTTTGATGGCGGTGTTGGTGCTGTTGCTCCTACTGGTGACGGTACGGACACAAACACACCAGGCACTAACAGAGCTTTTGACGAGGCTCAACTTAAAACTGTATTAGCATCTGCTTTTACCGAAGGTGGAGAGCCTGATACCATCATGGTTGGCGCAACTATTAAGCAAGCCATGTCTGGTATTGTTAATGGTGGCACTGCCGGTGCAGCACAGCGTGTTGTTGATGGTAATGCGGCGACAGTTCATACGGCTATTGATATTTATGTATCAGATTTTGGCTCATTGGCTGTTATCCCTAACCGTTTCCAAGTTCAAACTTCAATGTTAGTTCTTGATATGGGTATGTGGAGCTTAGCAACTCTTGCAGACTTCCGAGAAAATCCACTTGCTAAAAATGGTGATTCGGATCGCGTTCAATTGCTTTCTGAGTACACTCTTGAGGCACGTAACGAGAAATCAAGCGGTATCATCACCGCATTAACCTCATAGGAATAACATAAGGGCAAGGATGCCCATTAATTTTAAGGCAAATATCATGGCTAAATACATTATAGATAAAGGCTTTCGGGCAGAAGAAAAAGACTCAAAAATGCATCGTAAAGGTACTATTGTTGAGTTAAGCGGTAAAGAATTAGAATTTGCACACGACAATAAATGTGTAACTAAAGTAAAAGAAGAAAAGAAAAGCAAGTAAATTGAATGCGGTGTAAAAGCCGCACAATATAAGGCTATCAAATGTACGCAAGAGATGAGCAAACCGACATTGTAGAAAAGTATTCTAAAAATGCCGATGGTAAAATACAAGTTTATCAGACTCAAGATGTTAAACCATTCTTAGAGCATAACAAACAAGCTCAAGACGTTAACGGTGGAGGCTTTCAAGGTGATTGGCATCGTATGGCATCAATACCGCCTATCGTTATAGTACAATGGACAGAAGAATTAAAAGCTAAGGGTGCTGATTGCATTAACCCTTTAGATAAAAAGAATAGAAAGTTTTTGCTAGGTCATCTAAATTCTAGCGACTACGCATACTTAAGAACTAAACAAGGTGTAATCTAATGGCTTTAGATACGTTTGATAACCTAAAAAAAGAGATTGCCGACTATTCACATCGTAATGATATGGGTACAAGACTCGACACGTTTATACAATTAGCTGAAAACGCTATGTATTCAAACGGTGTACAACCTCTCAAGGTGCGCAGTATGGAAACAGTTTCAACTGCCGCAACTGCCGGGCAATATGTAGAATTACCGCCTGACTTTGAAAGCGCCCGTTCAGTTCGTTTAGTGCTTGGGGATAATTCAGGCGAGTTAAGATATCAAGCGCCAGAGCAATTATTCAAACATGTAGCTACCGGTAAACCATTATTTTATACTATCGTTGGTAATGAGATTCAATTTGGGCGCGTACCTGATAGCGATTACACGTTAGAGATTCAATACTTTCGTAAGGCTCAACCACTAACAACGTTGAATCAAACTAACGAGATACTAACTAACCATCCTCAAATATATTTATTTGGTGCATTAGCTATGTTGTTTAGCTTTGCACAAGATACAGAACAAGAGTCATCTTATACACTTAAATTTATTGGTGCTATTCAAGGCGCTAATCAAGCAGATAAGAAAGGTCGTTACGGCCCTGCTCCTGCATTATCCTTAGATGGTGGAATGACTCCATGACATACGCAGTTGTCAACATAAATACAACTGGGCCATCTTACAAAAGTAGGTCTAAGCCTTTATCTAGCCAACAAACTAAAAATTGGTATCAACAATTCAACGATGGCGGCAAAGATCAATATGTATTAATGCCATTCCCTGGACTTAAAGTTATCGGTAATGCTGCTGGAATAGATCGCGGCTTTAATCGTATGGCTGAAATACTTTATCAAGTTAAAGGTAATACTCTTTATGAGATAGATAAGTTCGGCACACATACAAACCGTGGCACAATACCTGGCACTGGTCGCGCTATCATGGCAAACGATGGTGTTAACTTATTCATAGTTACTGATTTGAAAGTATATCAATACTCAACTGATAGCTTATCAGTGGTGGAAGTAACAGACCCTGAAATAACCGGTTCAAAGTCAGTCGATTTTATTAACAATCAATTTCTTTACACTAAAGATAAATTTACCACTGTTTCAGATGTTGGCAACGGTGCGGCGGCAAGTGGATTAAACATTGTAGGTGAGGAAACCTTACCCGATGACCTAGTTAGAGACTTTGTATTTGAAGAAATAATTTATCGTTGCGGTGTGCGCTCCATTGTTGGTTGGTTCAACTCTGGCGTAGGCTCGCCCCCTATCGAAAAACTACAAGGCAGAATATTTAACACAGGTTTAGCGGCTATTAACTCTATTGCTGAAACAGATGAAGGTTTCTACTGGTTAGGTGATGATAACGCTATCTATCGCTCTGCTGGTGGACGTAAAGAAAGAATTAGTACCGATGCTATATCAAATGAAATACAAAGCTATTCACGCGTTGATGACGCACTGGGTCACACGTTCACATTTGAAGGCCAAAACTTTTACGCGCTTTCATTCCCTACTGGTAATAGAACTTTTGTTCTTAGTGAGGCTTTAGGTGAAGATGGATGGTTTGAAATATCAAGCGGAACAAATGACGGCGCTTATCAAGGCACATCATTTATTAGTGCTTACGATAAAATTATAGTTGCTGATAAAAATAACGGTAACGTGTATGAATTAGATATTGATACTTACCAGAACAACGGTGAAGTATTAAATCGAACAAGAGTTACACAAACTGTTGACGCAACTTTAATAGGTGGCAGTAAAAAAGATCGCATAGGTATGTCAACGCTAACTATCGAGATGGAAACAGGCACCGGAATAATAGAGGGGCAAGGCGATAATCCTCGCATTATGATAGAATACAGTGACGATGGCGGCAGGACGTTTAGCTCTGGTACATGGGCGCGCGTAGGTCGATTAGGTGAGTTTGTGTTGCTAGTTGAATTCGATAATTTAGGCACATTTTACTCTAGAATATTTAGATTCTCAACTAGTGATCCAGTTAATTATAGTGTGTACAGCGCTTCGATTAGCTTAAGGTTTGCTGGTAAATAATGGCTGCTGTAACGGTAAATCCGCCCCCATTCTTAAGATTGCCAAGCGCCTTTTTAGAGGATAGAGAGGTCAGAGCTTTTGTTGAACAGCAAAACGTTATGATATTCCAGTTGTATCGCAAACTAGGTGGAACAACTGACCCAATAAGCGAGATAGGCAACGAGGGCATTAGTAATTTTTCATCAATATTGCAGCAAGTAACAAAACAATTAGACGGTTTGCCTGAATTCACAATTGATACGTCAGGATTCACAACAGATTTAACATTTATAACTGCCGATAAGGTGATCGCATAATGATACAAGAAGATATAATTATAGGTACGGCAGACGCTAAGCAAGGTGATACTTTGTTTTCTGCCTTTACAAAAACACAGCATAATTTTGACGTGTTATTTACTGACAACCTAAAAAGCACTGTTGTTGTAAATCAAGCAAACCTAGCAACAACTCTAGGTGGCGCAATAGACAGTACAAAGCTTTACTTTCTTGATGGTATTGTTGACTTCACCGGCACAGGTTTAAACATAGAAGTACCAGCCGGAGGTGTAAGTATTGGCGGTTCTACTTTTGATATATCAAAAATAATTTGCTCAGATATTGGTTATACATTATTTACATCTCCAGTAGGTGGTAGCGGCAACATTCTAGGTATGGATTATGCCGTTGAAATAACAGGCACAGGATCACAAGTTTACAATATTACTGATGCAACAGGCTTTAATGCTTTTGAATTCTCTCGCGTTAATTATAATAATTGCTCATCACTTGGATCCATCACTAATTACAGGCAAGGATTAGAGGTTGGTACTGGTCGCTTCGGTGGCAAGCCTGAGTTAACACTTATCGGAACTTGGGTAGGTGGTTACTTTATTGATACGTCAATAGTTAGAAACCTAGATGATGGCGCTTATTCTTTGTTCAGTGCCGGTGCTGGCTTTAGTATGGCATCACGCTTTAGAAGTAATCAAAACATTGATTTACCTGCAAGCGCTTCATTTATTGACTTTGCTGCATCTAACTTTGTTAATCCGTCAACGCTTCAGTTAGATGGTTGTTTAATTACAAGGGATGGCGTGTTTGATGCCACAGATACAAATATAATACCAAACATAGACGCAAGCGCTTTAGTGTGTGAGTGGATGGGTAACAACGGCATAGATAACACTTTCGTAGGTGGGGAGGTTATTGTATCAACTGAGGTATTAACGACAATTGTTAGCGATGGTGTTTATGTCGATTTAGCAGGTACATTTACAGCATCTAGTTTAACGCATTTTGATTCACCATCTAACGGGCAATTGAGACATATAGGAGATTCACCTAGAGAGTATCAAGTAGGTGGGCAGATTGTCATTGAAGGTTCTGCTAATGATGTTGTTAATTTAAAGGCTGTAATCTTTAGGGATGCCACTACTTCATTTGAAGATCAAAAGATACAATCTAGGGTTATTAACAATCTAGCAGGTGGCCGTAATATTGGCTATTATGTTTATTTTGATAACATTACATTAAACAAAAATGACTATGTTAAATTCCAAGTGGCTAATATTGGCGCGACTAACAATGTAACGGCAGAGTTAGATAGCTCGTTTGCTGTGCAAGCTAGATAAGCCAATTTGTTATGTATGCTTGAATTGTGTTATTATAGCCCTAGTCTATCAGACACCTTCATTTGAAGCCTGAACAAAGACTAATTAAAGAATGAAAAAACTTTAGTTAGGCGGCCCCGTTCAGGACACACCCCTTACTAATACCAACATTAATTTAATAAGGGGCATATTATGTCTAAGTTTCTAACAACTGCTGCATCGATTGAGTTCGACAGCGAAGTAAAACATGCTTACCAAGCACAAGGTAAGTTACGCAAAACTGTAACGGTACGAACTGGTGTCACCGGTGAATCATATAAATTCGCAGGTCAAGGCAAAGGTTTAGCCAATCAAAAAGCTAGCCAAGCCGATGTTACACCAATGGATATCACCTACAATCGCCCGACTGCAAACCTCGAAAACTGGAATGCACCGGAATACACCGACATCTTTGATCAAGCCGAAGTAAATTTTGATGAACGCACAGAATTAGCAAGCACTATTGCGGAAGCTATTATGCGCCGTGAAGATCAAATAATCATTGATGCAATGGCCGCAGGTACTTATAGCTTAACTCCTGGTAGTGTTGCTACTACTGGACTGTTAATTGATTTAGGTACAGGCAACGCGCTAACTGTTGGCGCTGTACGTCAAGCATCTACCAAAGGTTTAACTAAACGCGGTGTTAGTTCAATGGATCGTACCATTGCTATTACTGCTGATGGTTTAGACCAGTTACTTGCAACAACTCCGGTAACAAGCTCAGACTTTAACACAGTGAAAACTTTGGTTAATGGTGAGATTGATACTTTCTTAGGCTTCAAGTTCTGCATTATTGAAACCCGTGAAGAGGGTGGCTTACCTGGTGACGGCACAACTGCCTCAACTTCGTTCGCTTATCATAAAAAAGCTGTCGGTTATGTTGTCGGTTTGGATATGAAAACCACTGTTGATTGGGTGTCACATAAAACATCTTGGTTAGCAAACGGTATCTTAAAAGCTGGTGCGGTTATCCGTGAAAATGCCGGTGTAGTTAAGATTTTATCTGATTCTACAATCATCGTAGCTCAACCATAGGAGAATAACATGGCTTTTTCAGCAAGTACGTTCATCCCAGGCCCATCAATGGCAAATAGTAATGCCGCGCGAGTATTTAGTTATTCGTCTGGTGATGCTATCGCAACGATCAAAGGCTCAGGCTATTTTGATTTAGCAGCTAGTTTAACTGGTGGTTTAGGGTTGAAAGACGGCGACGTTATTTTGACCAATTCAGCAACAACAACCAGCTTTTTAAAAATGGGTGTTAGTGCTGGCGTTGCATCGGTGGCATCTGCTAACGACTTCGTATAGTGTATCGCCCCCGTAAAACGGGGCTTTTATTTAAGGGGTTATCATGCCTAGTTCTATTTCAATAGCTTCAAACGCTTTGTTGTTGATTGGTGATAATCCTATATCATCATTTGACGATCCCGGCGCTGGCGCAAAAGCAGCCGCCAACCTATACCCAGAAACAAAAAAACTATTACTTAGTGAACACCCGTGGTCATTCGCATTAAAACAACAACGACTTAACAGGCTTTCACAAGTACCCGATATTATTACCGGTTATCAATTTGCATTTCAATTACCAACTGACCTTATAAGATTATGGAGCGTACAAGACAACGCCCGTTATATTCTTGTTGGTGATCTTCTTTATTCCAATCAAAACCAATTACTAGCAACCTATGTATTTGATGTTGACGAGGCCGCATTGCCTCCACACTT